TATGGCTACCTATGCTGAAAGACCTGCGGCTCTCCTGCCAAAGACTGAAGTTCAGCGCATCAAAGAACTCAAAGACCTCCTGATAAACAGTGCAGGTTCCAATGTTGTTCACAAAGCAATTGAGATTGCTATGAATGATGAACACCCAGCACAGGCGGCTATGCTCAAACTCTGCATGGATCGGATGCTTCCTGTCAGTCTGTTTGAGAAAGAAGGCAAGCAAAGGAATGCTGTCACGATCAATATCACTGGAATTGGGGAAGTAAGTCATACTCCTGTGATTGATGCAGAAGATATTGAGTCACGCAATGTCTAATAAAAGTGAAAGGCATGAAGCCAAACTTAATGGAGACAAGTTTTACTTCACTGGTAAGCCATGCAAGCATGGACATATTGCTCCTAGATACACTGGCAAGGGAACTTGTACTGAGTGTATGAAACTGTCTTTTGATTTGAAAAAAGAAGATATATTGCAGGAAATGAAGACCAACTACTCGTCCAAAAAAACAGAATATTCTGAAAGGATGGTAGATTGGCGAAATAGAAATAAGCACAAGCAAGCAACATACTCCTCTCAAAAAAGATCGGCATTGCTACTTAGAACTCCCAGATGGCTGTCTACTGACGACAAACAAAAAATTGAGGAGTACTATTACACCGCCCATATGCTTGGAATGCACACTGGCGAACACTACCATGTTGACCACATAGTGCCATTAAGAGGCAAGATGGTTAGTGGATTAAATGTTCCTTGGAATCTTCAAATCCTTGAAAAGCAAAAAAATCTTCAAAAAGGAAATAGGTTTCATGTCTGATTTAAATTTTTCACTGTTGCCATGGCAAGAGACTGTTTTTAAAGACCCTACAAGATTTAAGGTAATTGCGGCTGGTCGTCGATGTGGTAAATCAAGACTTGCAGCAACAATACTGATTATTGAGTCTTTGAAATGCCCTCCTGGTAGCGCAGTTTTATATGTGGCCCCAACAAACGGGCAAGCAAGACAAATTGTGTGGGATGTGTTGTTAGACATTGGCAGGGATGTTATCCAGGCTAGTCATATCAACAACATGGACATAACCATGATAAATGGTGCAAAGATTTATGTTCGTGGTGCTGATAGACCAGATACCCTGCGGGGGGTGTCCCTAACCTATGCGGTGCTAGACGAGGTTGCGGACATCAAGCCTGAAGCCTGGGAGCAAGTCATCAGGGCTTCTTTGTCAGACAAAAAAGGTAGAGCCATATTCATCGGCACTCCCAAGGGCCGCAACTGGTTCTATGACCTATTCAAGATGGGCCAAGAGGAAGCCGATCCTGATTGGAAGTCCTGGCACTTCACAACCCAAGACAACCCATTGATAGACCCAACTGAGATTGAGTCTGCCAAGAAAACGCTGTCATCATTTGCGTTCAAGCAGGAGTACTTGGCATCCTTTGACAACGCAGGAAGCGATGTTTTTAAAGAAGATTGGATCAAATATGGTGTGGAACCTGAGTATGGTAGTTACTTCATTGCAATCGACTTGGCAGGATTTGAAGAAGTGGCTAAACAAGCTGCTAACGCGAAAAAAAGACTAGATGAGAGTGCCATTGCAGTGGTCAAAGTCACTGATGATGGCAAATGGTTTGTTAAAGAGATTGACCATGGGCGGTGGGACATTCGGGAAACTGCTGCCAAAATCCTGATGAAGATGCGGGATTACAGGCCAATTTCGGTGGGAATCGAGCGTGGGGCGTTAAAAAACGCTGTTTTGCCGTACCTCAGTGACCTGATGCGGAAAAATAATGTATATTCCCACATAGTTGACCTAACGCATGGCAACAGGAAAAAGACAGACAGAATTATCTGGAGTCTCCAAGGGCGGTTTGAGCATGGGCGAATTGTGCTGAACTCTGAAGAAGATTGGGATGATTTCACCGATCAACTCTTGATGTTTCCTGCCAATGGCGTACACGATGACCTTCCTGATGCCTTGAGTTATATTGACCAATTGGCTGTAACATCTTACTTTGAGGGTGAAGAAGATGATGAGTGGGAGCCTGTAGACATCATATCGGGGGTTTAATGGCAACAGATAAGCAAGATAAGCTAGAGCAAAATCAATTCTATGAGCCTACTGAGGCTGATAAAGAACTGACTGATTTTGTTGTTGACCATTGCAATCGCTGGCGTGACTACAGAGACACCAACTTCCTCCCAGATTGGCTTGAATACGAGCGAATCTTTCGTGGTCAGTGGGCTGTTGAAGATAAAACCCGTGAGTCTGAGCGTTCACGCATCGTAACCCCTGCCACACAACAGGCCGTAGAGACTCGCCATGCTGAGATCATGGAAGCTATCTTTGGTCAGGGCGAATTCTTTGACATTCAAGATGACATTCGGGATGTGAACAACAACCCCATCGATGTGGGCATCATCAAAGCCCAATTGATGGAGGATTTCAAGCGGGACAAGATTCGCAAATCCATTGACCAGATTGAGTTGATGGCAGAAATCTACGGCACAGGCATTGGCGAGATTGTCGTTAAGACTGAAAAGCAGTTTGTGCCCTCTACTCAACCGATTCCTGGGCAAATGGGCCAAGCAGCCATTGGAGTTGTGGAAAAAGATCGGGTTTCGGTCAAGATTTCACCTGTGAACCCCAAAAACTTCCTTTTTGACCCCAATGGAACCTCAGTTGATGACTGCATGGGGGTGGCAATTGAGAAATACATCTCCATTCACAAGATTGTTGAAGGCATCGAGCGTGGAATCTACCGAAAAGTAGACATTGGCACTGCTGGTGAAGACACTGACCTGGAACCTACCCAAGAGGTTAGCCAGTATCAAGACGAAAAAGTGCTTTTGCTGACCTACTATGGTCTTGTTCCCCGTGAATACCTAGAGAATCTCAAAGAAAGCAAAGAGATTGTCGAGTTGTTCCCTGAGAACTCTACTGCTGAAGAATACACAGACATGGTTGAGGCCATTGTCGTGATTGCCAATGATGGGCAGTTGCTTAAAGCAGAGGCAAATCCTTACATGATGAAGGATCGTCCTGTTCTGACCTACCAAGATGACACTGTTCCCAATCGTCTGCTTGGGCGTGGCACAGTGGAAAAAGCCTTCAATATGCAGAAAGCTATTGATGCTCAGATTCGTTCTCACTTGGATTCATTGGCGCTGACCACCAGCCCCATGATTGCAATGGATGCAACCCGTCTGCCCCGTGGCGCTAAGTTTGAAGTCAAGCCTGGGAAAGCCATTCTTACCAATGGCGCACCTTCAGAGATTCTGTATCCCTTTAAGTTTGGGCAGACTGATGGCAACAACCTAACCACTGCCAAGGATTTCGAGCGTATGCTTCTGCAATCCACAGGAACTTTGGATTCTCAAGGCATGGTCAGTGCTGGTGCTAGAGACATGGGCCAAGGCGGTATGTCTATGGCAGTTGCTACCATCATCAAGAAGTACAAGCGTACTCTGGTGAACTTCCAAGAAGACTTCCTGATCCCATTTATCCAAAAAGCTGCTTTCCGCTATATGCAGTTTGACCCAGAGCGTTACCCCTCTGTGGACATGACCTTTATTCCCACTGCCACTCTGGGCATCATTGCCCGTGAGCATGAGCAACAGATGTTCATTGGCTTGCTTCAGACCCTTGGCCCTAACACCCCTGTGTTGCCACTGATTCTGAAGGGTGTTTTGGCTAATTCTTCATTGACTAACCGCTATGAACTGATGGAGCAGTTGGACAAGATGAGCCAGCCCAATCCGCAAGCAGAGCAAATGGCTCAGATGCAACAGCAGTTGGCTATGCAAGCTGCACAGGCTCAGATTGCTGTCAATACGACTCAAGCTGAACAGAATCGTGCAGAAGCACAAAAACTGGCTATTGAGGCTCAGTTGATGCCCCAAGAAGTGCAAGCCAAGAACATGGCGGCAATGACCAAGAACTTGCCAAATGAAGATGATGCTGGTTCTAAAGAGTTTGATAAGCGGGTTAAGATTGCTGAGTTGATGCTAAAAGAAGCTGACATTAAGAACAAGTCCAAGATTGTCGAGTTGCAAATGGCTGACAAGAAGGGCAAAATGTCGAGCGTTGAAGATGAGTTTCTTAATCGTCTTTCCAGGGAATTGACCTAAATGGACATTGCTGACCTTGAGCGTAAGCTAGGAATTGATGGAATCTCTGCTGAACAGCAGATGGAGATCATTACTGCTTTGCAACAGTCTGCCGCTGAGAAGATTGCCAAGGCCAAGAGCGAGTCTATTGGCAAGGGTGCTGAACTTGTTATCCAAGGCTTGAAGAAGATCAAGTCAGACATGGAGCAAAAGTTTGCTCAGTTGAATGGCGAGATTCAGAGCAAAGTTGCCTCTGTACAAGATGGTCAGGATGGCAAGAATGGCAAAGATGGAAGAGATGGTAAGCAAGGGCCAGCAGGAGCAACGGGGCCAGCAGGACGAGATGGTGTTCCTGGGCGTGATGGAGTTGATGGTTCTGACGGCACTGGTGTTGCCGCTGCTCGCATTGATTTTGATGGTAGCCTCATTATCACTCTTGATGATGGTCGTGAAATTAATGCTGGTGAGGTTGTTCCTTTTGATGTTGCTGAACGCATCAAAGTTATTACCAATGGTGGCGGTACTTCTCAGTCTGTACTTGATACTCTGACAAGTCTTCAGTCTCAAATTACGGCCCTGTCTGGATTTGTAAACTATGAAGGCACTTGGAACGCATCAACCAACACGCCTACCCTTGTTTCTAGCGTAGGAACAAAGGGAGACTACTATGTTGTCTCTGTAACAGGGTCAACCAATCTCAATGGCGTTACCACTTGGACGCAAGGCGATTGGGCTATCTTTAATGGTACTGCTTGGGAGAAAGTTGATAACACTGACCTTGTAACTTCAGTTGCAGGGCGCACTGGTGCTATTACTCTGACCACTGCTGATATTGGTGGTCTTGGGACAATTGCTACTCAAGCGGCAAGCAATGTCTCTATCACTGGTGGATCAATCACGGGTATCACAGATTTAGCAGTTGCTGATGGTGGTACGGGTGCATCTACTGCTGGTGATGCCAGAACTAATCTAGGGTTGGTTATTGGGACTGATGTTCTATCTCCAAGTGGCTCGGCTGCAAACCTGACCTCTTTTCCTACTTTCAACCAGAACACCACTGGCACAGCATCTAATGTGACGGGTACTGTTGCGGTTTTAAATGGTGGTACAGGTGCAACTACTACCTCTGGGGCAAGAACTAACCTTGGCTTGGTGATTGGTACTGATGTGTTGGCTCCTAATGGATCAGCGGCATCTTTGACCTCATTCCCAACATTCAACCAGAA